CGCATCTTTTAAAAAAGGCGGCGAGTCTCGTGTAAACGAGGCGGGTAACTACACCAAACCCGGACTTCGGAAGTCCATTTTTGAGCGTATTAAGGCTGGTGGCAAGGGTGGCGCTCCGGGTCAATGGAGTGCCCGTAAGGCACAGATGACAGCACTTGCTTATAAAAAAGCTGGTGGGGGATACAAAGATTGAAAGCACCTCAGAAAAGTTTAAAGGATTGGGGTGACCAGAAATGGCGTACTAAAAGTGGTAAACCATCAACCCAAGGTCCAAAAGCTACAGGGGAGCGGTATCTCCCCGAGGCGGCGATAAAGTCTCTTTCGTCTGCTGAGTATGCAGCTACAACAAAAGCAAAACGAAAAGGAAAAGCTTCAGGAAAGCAGTTTGTTAAACAACCTAAAAGCATAGCAAAAAAGACAGCAAGGTTTAGAATTTAAATTTTCAACCCCTGCAAAAAGGAGCAGTAAATGAAAGAAAAGCTAAAGATGGTTATGAAAGGTGGCAAAAAAGTTCCATTTTTTGCTGCCGATGGTGTAGGTAAGATGAAAAAAGGCGGCATGATGGATAAAGAAGGTCGTGCACTGAAACGTAAAACGGCTGACGCAAAAGGCCGTGCAATGAAGAAAGGGAAATAATCATGGCTGGACGTGGAATGGGAGCCGCCACCCGTGGCGGCGGAGCAGTTGAAAGCGGCCCGAAAAACAAGATGCTGTCAAAGACCAGTGATAAAACTGGTCCGGCGATGATGGCAAAAGGTGGAGAGGCTATTAACGAGCATAAGCGCATGGCAATGGGCATGATGGGTGGCGGGATGATGACCAAGGGCTACGCTGCTGGTGGCGCTGCAATGAAGAAAAAAGGCTACGCAGGTGGTGGAATGATGAAAAAGGGCTATGCAGCCGGTGGCGCTGTCAAAAAGAAAAAGATGATGGCAGGTGGCGGCAAAGTCTGCTGATGGCGTATTTAATCAGCAATATTCCGTACTTTAAATGCTGGGTGAGGCGTGAGTTTACGCATATGCATCAGAAGTACCATGGGGAGTACCTACACGCTATGGCTATAGCCGTTAACACCATGCCGGATCGTTGTCTGAGCTTTCAGCTTGTTTTTACAGGATGTGAAAGCGATGCTGATGGCTCAGAAAACGTGCATGGTGGCGCCATGTGGGCCAGGATGCCAATTACGGCACTCGTTGGGGATATTCCGCTAGACGACTGGCCTGAGCGCATGCCCACGCATTTGGTGCAGCCTTGGGATTGCCCCTCGCATGAGCACACTGTCATAAAATTCGCTCGTACTAGCCCTAGTCCTTGGCTATGCAAAATAGCGGGAGAGTTTTACACTGGGCGGTACTTGTTTACGGTGGACTATGCCGAGAGCGAAGTGGCCGACTGCCCCGCTCAACACAAGCAAAGCCATGTGTTGATGCTAACGGATGCTGGCAAGTGGACCGGGAATATCGTAGCTTTGCCCAATAATCGAGTAAGAGTAACAAGTCCCGCGTATTGGGAAACAGGAAAGGGTGCTCCAGATTTTAGACCTAGTCAGTGGATTCATTGTGCAGAGCAGGATGATAGCTACATGGATCCCAACGTAACTTTTAATAATCTGTACAAAGAATAATGACCACTTCTGGCACCACAACATTTAACCTATCAATCGACGAGCTTGTAGAAGAGGCTTTCGAGAGGTGCGGCATGGAGATGACTACGCAGCATCACTTGAAGACTGCTCGCCGGTCTCTTAATCTGATGTTCCTTGATTGGGCTAATCGTGGGTTGAACTTGTGGACCATTGAAGAGGCGCATCACACGTTTACGGTGGACGCACAATCCATTACGTTGCCGACGGACACGGTTCAAGTATTGACTGCTGTAATCAGAGACTTTACACAAAGTCCGTACGTGGACATCACGATTGATCCAATTACTCGCGCAGAGTATTTGGATGTGCCAGATAAGCAAACCATTGCTCGTCCTGCCCAATATTATGTTCAACGTACCAATACGCCGGAGGTGTTTTTCTACCCTAAGGCGCCTGGTGGCAGTAACTATCAGTTTAGGTACTACCGTATTAGGCGTATCCAGGATGCTGGCGATTACACAAATACGACTGACGTAAACTTTAGGTTTTTGCCGTGCTTGGCAGCAGGACTTGCTTATTACCTTTCTTTGAAATTTAAGTCTGAGCGCACTGCTGCGCTCAAGGCTATTTACGAAGAAGAGTGGGGCCGTGCTGCTGCAGAGGACAGAGAGACGGCACGGATAAGTTTCGTGCCACAACTGGAGGGATGATGTGGCCTTCGCAACAGGAAAATTTTCATTTGGACTATGCGACTACTGCGGCCAACGTTACCCATATAACGTCCTGCAGAAAAACTGGCGAGGATTTAAAGTCTGCCCAGAGGATTACGAACCAAAAGAACCTCAACTTGAGCCACTCAAATACAACGGCGATGCCATTGCTTTATTCCAACCTCGCCCTGACCGGGTGGAACCAATGGTTGTTTATTTGGCAAACCCTGGTAATGGCGCCTTTCAAAGCATTGGAAGTGTTAACGGCGAGACCGATATGCGTCCCTACCCAGAATTGCAAGACATCGTCGCTTACGGCGGTGTTGGTCAAGTGACGGTGACAACAACATGACCTACAACGAACTTGTGGACAACATTCGGGCGTACACCGAGATTGACGCTAATGCGATGTCCAATAGCAACATCAACACGTTTATCTTGATGACGGAAAACAAGATTCTGCGGGATATTGATCTTGACGTTTTTAAGCTTGAGTCTTCTGCCAACATGACTCAGGGCAATAAATTTCTGTCCGCCCCAAGCGATATTCTGACCCATCGGTACATGATGATTCAGTCCACGGATAACATTTTCTTGGAGTTTCGCGATACTTCTTTTATGAAGGAGTATTGGCCTGATGGCTCCGTGCAAGGAAAGCCCAAGTATTACTCTGTCTGGGATCAGAACACGTTTTACATCGCCCCTACACCAGATCAAAACTACTATGTTGAACTTGGTTATATTTACAAACCCGCTCAACTATCTTCTGCAAACCAAACTACTTGGGTGAGCATTAATGCCCCTGAGGCCTTGTTGTATGGTTGCTTGGCTCAAGCCTACAGCTTCACAAAAGGTCCTGGCGACATGCTTCAATACTTTGAAAACTCCTACAAACAGGCTATTCAAGGTCTTGGCATTGAACAGCAAGGCCGTCGCCGTCGTGATGAAAGCCGTGATGGCATGGCTCGTATTTACCTTAAGTCGGATTCCCCGGGCCCATGAGTCAAATACCCGATCTGTCCGGCAAAAAAGTTGCAATCGTGGCTATGGGCAAATCCCATAGCCAGTTTGTTTTAGCTAAAACTCATTCTCAGCCAATTGACGAGGTCTGGGCAATCAATGCCATGGCGGGGGTGATTTATCATGACCGGGTTTTCATGATGGATCCAGTCAGCCGATTCCTGGACTCAGAAGATGCTGGCACCCAGACCGGAATTATGCGGTCGGTTTTGGCAAGCCATCCAGGCCCTATCTACACGTGCGAATTAGATGATCGCTGCCCCGGGCTTGTTGAGTTTCCGTTGGAAGAGGTCATTAACGCCTGTGGGTCGGGATACTTTAACAATACCGTTGCCTATGCGATTGGATATGGCATTGCAGCAAAAGTGGAGGAAATGCACCTCTACGGTATCGATTTTTCGTATAAAACGGTGGTGCACTTTGCCGAGGCAGGCCGGGCGTGTTGTGAGTTTTTGCTGGCCAAAGCCATGGAACGGGGCATCAAGATTGGGATTGCTCAGGAATCTTCTCTTTTGGACACCAATGAGCCAGCGCAGACAAAACTTTATGGCTACCACCGTTTGGCTGATCCCCTGGTCGTGGGCTTGGAAGATGGCAAGTTTGTGACCAAAAAGTACTCAGAAATCAAAGAAACAGAAAAACAACCGGCGTTTGAGTACCGTGCGCCAGAGGCTGTGAGGACATAATGTTTGAGTTGAAATTTGGGCAGGTACACTCCCCTGTTGTTAAAACCAGTGACTTTGGCGGCCTTCCGTGCGAAGATTTAGCCGAACTATGCACTGACAAGATCATTGGCGTGGCCGACTCCGCTCCCCCGGCCATCCGAGAGCAGGCAAAATTTTTCAGGGAGCGCGTTCAAAGAGCAGTCTTTGAATATCTCAATCAGGCAAAGCGGGCCGAAAGGGCCACTTGCATCCAAATTTGTGTTCAAGGCGGGGAAGAAAAAGCCGCCCAACTCTTAAGGAGAACTTAAATGGCTTTTACTGGTAATTTCATGCCCACCTCGTTTAAGGTCGAGATCCTTAAGGGTGTGCATAACTTTTCAACTGGCTCTGGCCAGACCTTTAAGCTGGCCCTGTATAACAACAGTGCCTCCTTTACGGCTGCCACCACGGCCTATA